ACGCCAGTGCCATTGGAGACCGACCGAGACGACCGATCCTCGCCGGATGCAGAGTAGTCGGCGGCCGACTGAGAATCGGAGAGGGACCATGCAAGCCGGGTTGTGCCGGCGACGGTGAGAGAGGTAGGCATCAGCGAATCTTCCCTTCTTCGTGGAGTCGTTTTGCTTCAGCGAGCGTGAGGCCCGCCCGGATCGCGAGATACTCAAAAAACGTCAGTGGCGTGCGGCTCGATGGCTTCTTACTGGTGATCGACCCGATGCCGACACGACGCGATGGCTCGTAGTGGACGTGCTCGCCGGCATCGCTGGCCGACGCCAGCGGCTCGCGGCCACGGGCGGTCGATCGAAACAACGAGTCGGTCATGCAGCACCCTCTACCACCATTGTACGAATGTTCACTGGCCCTCTCGGTCCATGACTTCGTAGAGGCACGCGGCATATCCGGCGATGTCCACCGGGCCGTCGATCGTGCTATTCGGACCCCGGAATCTGGCGATCTTGTCGAGGATCATGATCGTCGCCCAATCCGCTTCGGTGAGCGGTCGTTTCAGCACTTCCGAGAACGCGGCATTGACCATGCCGACCGTCCTGGCGAAATGCTTTTGAGGTCCGCCGTACTTGGGCCGGCGGTCGCGAATGACCTCGGCGGTCCTCGAGCACAACTGCTCGGCGGGAGTCTGCTCCGGCTGATCGCCGCCGGCACCGTAGACCCGCCGGGTGATCGGCTCGCCGTCCGGGGCGATCTGGTCCCGCCGGTATTTCTCCCACGCTGCGTCCAGCATCGCCCCGCCAGCCTCTTTCTCTCGATTCGCTTCCAGCATTCTTTCCCTCTCTCTCACGAGTCTCATACAGTGGGCCGCCAACGTGCCCGCTGTTCCGGTCCACTGCCCTTGATAGCGACGGGCGTCACGCACGACCGTCGCGATGTATTCGTCGGTCAGCGGTTCGCTCACGACGGCACCTCCAGCCGGGGGCCGGCAACGTGCATGGCAACCAGCCCACCGGCTTCGTCGTACACGAACAACTCCATCGCCCGCCGCTGGCCCAGCCAGCCGTTGACGGCGTGATAGTCGTCCGCCGGCCCGAGGGACGGAGCGACCCGGACCAGTACCCCATCAAGGGTCTCAATCGGCCGAGACCACTCCGCGGCCTGGTGGTGGAGATGCCCGGTGTGGATCTCCCGGTACGGGCAGCGGGCCCAAGCCTTCGCGGCCTCGATCGCCATGAGCTGCGGCAGCTTCCGCTTCGCTCGGTGCCCGTGAACAAACCCTAGGAGGTTGCGGCCGTGATCGAGGTATTTGCGGGGCGTGAACTTCTCGTCGAACTTCACCCGCCCACGGGCTTGATAGCGTTCAACGAGGAGCCGATGCAGTGCCCACGTTAGCGTCTCGTCGTGGTTGCCGTTGACCACCACAACGTCCGCCGGTGCGACGCCGGTTGCGTGGTCGATCACGCCGATGAGCGAGTCGGTGCCGACTTGAATCATTTTCTGCAGCCGGCCGTCACGCTCCAGCGGTGTGCCGCTGGTGGTGCTGCCGTCCGGACGGTCATAGTGGAAGAGATCACCAAGCATCCCGACCGTCATGCGGCCCGGCTTGTAGGTGTCGGCGATAGCCAGCAACTCGCCGGCAGACTCGTCCACCAGCTTCGCGGCGATGTCCAGGTCGTAGTCGGCCTCGCCGGTTGTTTTCTCCCAGCAGTATTTACCGAAATGCGTATCGGCCACGACGAGCACGGCCCAAGCCCCTTTGCGGGAAGGCTTGTTCGCGATTCGCGAACCGCGGACACGAACGCTATCGGACGCCGCCGCGATCATCGCTTCGACGCACTCGCGGACGCCGGGGCCGGGCTTCGGCTTGAGCCGCACGAACACCCGGAACAACTCGGTCACCACCGGCTGCCCGGTATTTCGATCGACGCTCGCCGACTCCCACTTGGTCGCCTCACTGGCCGCGACCTCGTAGCGGTCGAGGTCGGCTTCGATGTGTCGCAGCAAATCCTCAACCGTGCGGATCGTCCGCGACGTAGACCTGGCCTCGAGCACGTCGCCGTCCTGGCGTTTCGTGACTTGCTCGGCGTCGGCGGCTGGAGCCGGCGGCGGGGCCGCCGATCGCACCCGGTCGATCAGTCTTTCCTTGTCAGCCATTGCCGCAGCCCTTGGCGACCGCAAACCGGGAATCCATCCGCCGCCGCCATGGCGACGATCTGATCGGCCAGCCAACACGCAGAGACTTGAAGCTCGCCCGACTGCCACTGCCGTCGAATGTCTAGGAGCTGCTCGCGGACGGCCGGCGGCAGCCGGCCCTCAAATCCCCGAGGAGCGGTTTTGATTCCGGCGGCAGCCGCGTTGATGCGGGCGACGAGCGAGTCCATGCCACGATCCTCGCGGATAGTGTACGGGTGTCAACCCTTGTTTTCGGGGCGTACAACCGGCCCCCACTTGCCCACCGGGCACGACTCACCGGCCCATGACAACTTGCTGATGTAGGCCCGTTCGCGGCTCACCGGGCAGCCGCATTTGGTGCAGGACTTGCCATCGAAATACTCACAGCCCGCACAGATCGCGTGCCGGGCCGCCACCTCCTCGTCGGTGCAGCGTGGGGCACCAGCGGCGATATGCTTGGCGGAAGATATGGCGAAGTTGCCGACACGCTCAAGTAGGCCCGGCATTTCCGGGGGCGGGGCGGCGGCGGCCTTGGCCGCACGGATCGCCCAATAACGATCAGCAAAACTCAACTTGCCGGATTGAAAAGGTAGAACGTGCTGGTGGCTCGCATTCGACGGCAGATGATTCTCGTCCGAGGTACTCGACATCCTGCGCTTCTCCTAGCGGTATTGGCTCGCCGGCAGTTCGCACTTGGAACAAACCCGGCTCACTGGCGGCTTCGTAAAACCCGTCACACGACTCCGAGCACTGCATAACGCCCGCCCATTGGTCTGTGGTGTCGGAGACAAGTTGGCCGTCCACGCGGCGGCGGCACCTTGTTGACATGAGCACCATCCACCCCCCAGACTCAGTGCATATCATGTCGATTTGCGTCGTGTCCTGCGGGAAACCACCGGCACGAGTCTCGCGAATCACTGTGTAACCGCTGGGGTTCTGACCACTTACAAACCGCACACCGTCAACTTCCTCATCAACATACTTCCCAATCTCAAACGATCTTCCTGCAAAGTCGATGATTAGCCCTCTTAGGTCTACATGGTTGCAATCGCAAGCAACGGGCGGCTTGCAGTTGGGGCGGGAGGTGATGCGGAAGGTGCCTGTCAGGAATGATTCAAGCTGGTCGAACTTCTCATTGACGAACGATTCCACCTCTGGGCGTGATGTGCCGTAAGACTGAAACACGGGGACATTACCGAACGTGCTAGTGCCATCTCCGTTGATAGTGAACTCCAGAGGAGTATTGAGCCGCACTTTTCCACGACCGTTGTATTGGCAGTCTTGCGACTCAATCACATTGCACGACGACGGAAGCTCAAAAAAACCTATTCGCTGCTTGACTTTGCGGCCAAGCTCAGGTCGCCCGCAGTTGGGGTTGTAGTATTCGTAGATAACTTGGACACGAATTTCTATGAGAGCGAAATACTTTTCACCTTGGCAATAGACGGCACTGGTTATGTAAGATAATGCACTAAAAACTAGGTCGTCATTTATAAAGCACGAGAAAATGTCTGCCTCTGTTTCAGGGTGTTCAAACTCAGGATAACCAACCACCGAATGAACCAGGCTCACCCCCCTGTTGTTGAACAGAAAGCTATTGTTTAGGTATGTGTAGTTCGACGCACTCGCCGAGCTTTTATTATCGCCAGCAAGCCAACTGTTTTGATTTGAAACAGGGAAGATACTTTGCAGCATCCCGTCAATCACCACTTGATTGAACGCCTGCGCTCCGCAGTAGGCACTGGGGCCAGAAGAGACAGCCAGCGAACCGGGAGAAATGACCTGAGCTATGTATTGGCATCCGTCGTCGCACACGCACACCGGCGGGGGTGGATTCTCGCAGCAGCACGTTTGACTGCCAGCCACTTGCCCGCCCACGAAAAGCGGCAGCCCGCCCTTTGACCGAATCGTCGGGCTCATGTGATCTCCAACGCCGAGACCACCACCTCGAGCCGGTCGGCCGCCGACGCCGTAGCCGACACGCTATCGCCCTGCCGCACCGCCAGCGGGGCGGTCAGCACTTCCAGCCGCGTGCCGGTTGATACGTTCTGGTTCGCCGTCAGTGCGTATCCGGTCGCCCCCTGGTGCAGCCGCACCGTCACGAGGGCAGCGTTAGACGTGTCGACGTTGGCGATCGAGATCGACCGAATCAGCGTCACGCCAGTGGTGCCCGTTATCCCGGTCACGCCCGTGGCGACGTAGGTGGTGCCGGTGGTTGAGAGCCGGTATCCCCGGCTGGTAAATGCTTCTGGCATGGGTCACCTATAGAAAGTAGCTGGATGCGTAGGACGGTGTGCCAGAGCACTCGGTCATCGTGTACCACTCGAGGCCCGTGTCGCACCCGCTGGCCCCTGTTGACGCCTTGCCGTGGCCGAGGAGCTGGACGGCACCGGTGGTGTGGTTGGTGATGGATTCAATGGTCCGCTCGGTCCCAAACAAGAGGAGAGCCCACGGCGTCCCCGGCCCCGTCGTGCCGGTCGGGATCGGTCCGGTGGCACCGACCCACATGATCCGGAACGGGCCTTGATGAGCGGATTCGAGGTAGCCGACTTCGTTGTATTTCGGTGCCGCGTACTGGTGGCCGGTGCATTTCATCTGCACCCTCGCTTGCACCACGCCGCCGATCGCCGCCTGGCCGATGTCGCCGACCTTGATCGGCTCGACAGCAACGGCGTAGGCCTTCGTCGTTGCCGACCCGTACCCTGGTTCCGTGCCAACCACGCCGGGCCACGACTGAAACGAGTCCACGTCCGGTCCTGTCACTCCAGTGGGCGTCTCAAGCAGCGATTCGATCTGGAGGACACTCCATCGGGCGATGTCCGTCGAGGTGAAGTTCTTCAGCCGCACGGTGAAGTTGGGCCGCGGGAAAGCCTCCGTCTCTCCAACCGACCGCGGGTGGAACTTCACCTCCTCGACGATCTTGTTCCACGCCGACGCGGCAACCTTTACGGGCTCGCCGGGCCGGACGTGCCGGAGGGGGTTCATGCCATCCCCTTTGCTTCGTCATTCATGGGCTGCGTGAATGTCTTTCCTCCGACGAGGTAGAACCGCGGCCAGAACGTCCCGATTTCAAGATTGCTGAAGTCTGCTCGCGGGGCAATCTGATCGACGTAAACGTACTTCGCACGCTTGACCGGCGACGCCCCGGTGCTGGCATCGGCGTACTGCACCCACATGTAGTCCTGCCCGTCCTTCTTTTCGACGGTCACGTTTCCGATCTTGAAGTTCGTGCGGTTGGCAGTCGCTGAGAACGAGTAGGTCACCGGCACCAGCGTCGAGGAGCGATTGGTGTCAAACTTCGCACCAAGGAACATGACCTCGCCAGCCAAGAACGATCGAAATGCGGCCTTGTTGACCGTCCCGCCCATGTCGTGCAGCGTGATTCCGTATGGAGTTGTCGGTGCAGGGTCAGCGGCCGAGGTTGTGTTTGACTGCGAAGGCTCGTTGCCGTTGACCAGATACCAAGCTGGCACCAGCCACGTCTCGGTCCAGGTGAACGATGGAACCGCCACGTCGATGCCGCCCACCCGGCCACCCGACACGTTGATCGCACCCTCGGAGTCCGGGGCGGTTTCGCCGGTCGCCGCGTATCCGGTGCAGATTGGCTTGTCGCCGTCGTCATCCACCCACGCGGTCGTGATGTGCTCGCTCTTTGTGGTCGTGTCCACAGACAGACCAGCGGGGATCATCTTCACGCCGTTAGGGCCGGTAAACCCGAAGTCGTCCGGGTACGCCTGGATGCCGGCGTTGCCGTATGTGGCCTCGATCTCATACCACCCATTGCCGACCGGCCGCGGAACCAGGCTCGTGCGAACGTGGCCGTCGTAGTAGAGCGGGGCGAGAGTCGCGGCCTTCGTCTCGGCAGCCGCGTAGTTGTGGATCGAGTGGACAAGCCACCGCAGCGTGACATCGCGGGCCATCAGCCCGTCTGTGCTTGTTGAGACCTGGCCGGAGCCGGAGTCGATCCGCTCGATTGTGTTGGGGGGCGATTGGGGCATCGAAATACCTTAGATGAACGAGACGCCGGCGTGATAACCCTCGGCCATCTTGCGAAGCAAGCCGTTTGCCTCCTCGGTAGCCATCGCCGTCCGCTCGGCAGCAGAGATCAGATCCCGGTCGCTCGCGGCAGCGACGCCCGCAGCGGCCACCGGCCCGCCCGAGGCTATGCCGGCCCGCAACGCTCCAGCGTTAGGGACGACCCTTCCGGCAGCCACCAGCTCCTCGACACCGTCGGCGGTGCGGGCGGTGTTGGACGCCGTCTCTTCGGCCACGCTCAGAGCGGGGCCGATCGCGATACGCGACGCGATGCCGCTGAAGAACGTGCCGATGGATTCGCCACCGCCTATGGCTGAACCACCGGACGCTGGCATACCTCCGGAGCCAAGAGGCGTGCGCCTTTCGCTTCTCCTGATAGGACGCCTGTTAGCAAGCTCAATCGCGTTTGATTCTTTTTCCCACGAAGACAACTGGTGCAATGCTTCTAGGCCGCCGATAGCCGCGACGGCACCGACAATCCATCCGATTGCCGGGATGGCAAACAATGCGACGCGGAGCCCCTTGAGCGCCGCAGACAACCCCATGATGGCTACGCTCCACTGCCTGGTCGTGCTCGTCGCAGTTGCCGTATACGTTATGTAGCCAGCCAATGCGAAGTTGACCGCTTGCAGGACAACGCCGGCCCCGAGCGCCGCTGCACCCACGGCAAACAACGTCCCGGCAAGTCCACCGAGAACGACGGACAATCCTGGGATGCTCGAAAGCATCCACGCGAACTTGTCGATAATCCATATGGCGGCATCGGCTGCCATGCGAACGGCATTAGTGAACTCGCCATCGGCAAAAGCGATCGCCAGACGCTCGACCACCGCTTTCAGCGACTCGCCAACTCCGGTGAGCTGCGACATCGCGATTTTGAACTTCTCGGCTACGGTTCGTGCAGCGCTCATGGATGCGGCCATCTTGTCGAAGCCCTTTTGCCCCTGCTCCGCAAACGCATGAATCACGCGTATGCCGCGAACGTCGAACACCTTGACGAGAGCCTCGTTGGTGAGCATGGCGTCGCGTGCCGACTTATCCATGCCCTTCATGGACTGTGCGAAAATCTCGGCGATCTGAGCAATCGGCAGGAGTTTGCCCTGCTGATCGACCAAAGACTCCATTGAGATACCGAGCGTCGCCAGTGCCTCCCTTGCCTCGTTCGTGGGTGCCAGCAACTTCACGAGCAGTGTCTTGATGCCGGTGCCAGCCTCCTCCCCCTTGATTCCGTACCGGGCAAGAATCGCCAGCCCTTGAGACAGTCCGAACAGTGATTGGTTCGTACCCTTCGCAACACTCGCCACAAGGGCGAACGACTCGATCATGGAGGCGATTGACGTTTCGCTGGAGTCAGCGGCGGCGGACAGCGTATTGGCCGCCTCGGCCGCCGATCCGCCGAACACATTCATGGCAACCTTCATGAACTCGGCCGCCTGGGCGGCATCTACGCCGCTGACCTGGGCAAACTCAACAGCCGACCGGCCGGCACCCGCCAGCGTCTCCTCGACCGTCATGCCGGCCTTGATGAGTAGCGTGAACGACTGAGCGATCTTGGTCGCCGAGATCCCCATGGTGCGGGACAGCCGGAGGGCTTCGGCACGAACCCGAGCCAGCCCCTCATCCGAGAGGTCGGCCGTGGCACCCTTCAACTCCAAGAGCGAGTCTTGGAACGTGGCGGCCGACTGTGCCGCCAGAAGCATCGGCAGACCCATCGCGGCCCCGCCGATCGCCATCCCGGTGCCGGCCCGCTTGAGCGTGCCAGACAGCCGGACAATCGAATGCTGAGTCTTCTTGAGCGTCCGCGTGAACTTGTCGTCGTTCGCCGAGATCTCGATGAATGCCTTGCCGGCCCTTACTGCTCCAGCACTCATATGATCTCTTTCAGCTCCTCGCTGCTGATCGTCTTCACCACCGGCTTCTTGCGGTCACGCATGGGGTGAATCTCGGCAGCGTCATACGGTCGCGGTCGCTTCTTCGGGTCTCGGTGAATCTCTGCTAGTTGGGCGAGGAGGCTACTGGTGTGGTTCCAAAGCTCTCGCTGCCGGCCTTTGACTGCGGCGAGAAGCTCGCGGAGGGACCATGGGCCGGGATGGACGCCGACGACGCCGGCGAGTTCGTAGCCGAGGGACCAGATGTCCACCGGGCCAGCTCCTCGTCGATCGCCGCCTCGATCTCCGGCATCCTCTCCTCCACCACCTTTTCCGCCGCCGCGTCCACCTCCCGCACTTTCTTGACCGCCACCGTCAGGATTTTCTGCACGCGGGTCGGGCAAAAAAAAACCATCTCGTCGAGCAGTGCGTTGTATGAAGCCTCGAGCGTCTTGCCGTCGAACGCCCCGTAGAACGCTTCTGGCGTCAGGTTGCGGGCCACGGCCTGCGGCTCGACCATGCACCAGATCACCTGGCCGAGCACGAACGGGTCGGAGAGCTGCTCCAGACTCTTCCGCTCCTCGGTGGCGAGGTCAAAGAGCGATACGCCAGTGTGTGCCTTCACGCGGGCATAGGAGGCGTAGGTCGCCACCAAGTCCCAGGAGCGGTCGGCGTTGTCTTTGAAGGTGTGCATTCAGTACGACCCGGACGTGGGCGTCCACTCCGGTATTGGAGGGGCTTCGTAGTTCCACTCTCGGAGTTCAAATCGAGGGATCACGGCGTCGTTCAATGGTTCGTCGCCGTCAATCCCGTGGATCGTAAAAGGTCGACTGATCTCAAATAGCCCGCCCGTCAGCTCAACGTCGAGAATCTGCGGTAGGTAAAAAGTGGAGTTTCCGACATCGCCCCTCTGCCATCTCTTCGCAAACAGAACCCTCGCCGTGGCAATATCTGGAACCGAGAACAGGATTTCATAGGTCCGCCCGACGACGACCGTTGACGCCCCGTATCCGTTGAACCCGGTAGCGTCGATCTCAGTCACCGTCTCGCGAACGCTGACATCGGACACACCCTTGATTTCGGCGTCGTCAATCTTGAGGACGCAGTCCTTGCCGAGAACGTAGGTGATGGCCGCCGGCATCAGTCACTCCCAAGCTGGACTAGGAGGCCTGCAACCCGGCCAGCCGCTTGAGGGTGATGCTGTATTCAATCGCACCGTCCACCATCTGCGGCTCGCCCACGTTATTGACGTAGTAAGCGCCAGTTGAGAGGCTGCCGGTCACGCCGATTGACACGGTGCCGGTGCCGTGGATGGGTGCCGTGTGATCGAAGCAAACGACCTCGATCGTGCTGTTCCACCGGACGGGCACAAACTCTTGAATGTTGTCGCTGCCCCGCGTTGTCACCTCGGCCTCGGCGGACGTTTCACGGGTGATCGTGACATCCTTCACGTCCTTGTTGGCGATCATGGACCCGAACGAGAACAGTTGATCCTTGCCGAGCTTGTACGAGTGTGCGACGGGCATGGTGCGGCATTCTCCTGTGCGGTTTCGGCGGCGATTGCCACCTGAACGTCAGTATACCAGTTTGACTATCCCCGGCTGACCGTGAAACCTGACCTAGAACCGGAAGAACTCTTGAACTGGCCGGCGAAAGCCTTGGCGATCGAGCCGTTGGAAATGCAGAACTCCATAGCCGGTTTCATGAACGGCCGAGCGGGGTAAACAGTGGCTTTGTGCTCAAAAGCACGCAGCGGCTTCCAGCGTGACTGGTCGCGTGGCATCTGCCCGGACGGGAGTTTCATGATGATCGGGTTCGTCATGCCGCCTCTCCGCGTCTTGATCTGCGGAATGAAAACCCACGTCTTCATTTTCAGCATTCCGCCGAACTCGTGGAGGTAGGGAATCATGCGGCCCTTCTTGGACGGGCCGACAACGACGGAGTGCGTGGATTCGTCGTAGTAGTACCAGAGGTTTCGACGGAAGCCGAGGTAGCTGGCTTGGTGACCAAACTCCGGCGTGTGCGTGAACGGCGGCGAACCGGCGGGAGACTTCGGCGGGTTTTGCACCTCGCGGATCACTCGCCGCCCAAACTTCCCGCTTTGCACCCAACTCTTCCCGAGCACGCCCATCTGCATGAGCGTGTTGATTCCTGCACCTGGGAAGTCCCGGCGGACTTTCGATGGGATCCTCGCCATCCCTCGCCGCTTGATAATCCGCCGCACGCGATCACGAATCAGACCGCCAGACTTGAACAACGCACGGTGATCCATTCCAGACATCGCATCGCGAATGGCCTGCCGGTCGAAGAACAAATCTATCGAAGCCTTCATCCCGATGGACGGGACGTGCGGCAGCATTCCGGGGATGCGGGGAATCATGGCTATGCCTTCGCGTTGGCGTATCGGTAGGTCACGGAAATGTCTGCGAGGAATATCCTCGCCCCCGTGACCTGATCGCGATCGTAGGTCACCGCGTTCGTGACGTTCATCCACGCCACCCCCGGCGGCATGGTCGTTTGGGCGGCCGGCAGTTTCCTCGAGCGAATCGCGTCAACGATGTTCGTTCGCAGCTCAATGAGGTCGTCGATCTCGGCATCCGAGGCCATCTTTTTGCCGAGCACGATATGCACTTCAATCTCAAACAGATCAGCCCCGTGGGTGTGCGGACTGACCTGAGTTTCGCCCGGCACCACCGACACCTTGAGATCGGACAACTCCTCGGTCGTATAGTCGGGGACGTATGACCGAACCGCGTCCACGGACGTGATCGCCCCAGCAAACCGTGCGGCCGACAAGCTGCCGGCGAGCGAATCGGCGATCAGTATTTCGATTGCGTCCATGGTTGTCCTATGGTTTCGGGCCGTCCTGTACCACCATTCTCTCAATCGCCGCCACGTTGTCGGCGTGCCGGGTTTCGGCCGGGTTCCGGATCGCGGCCTCGCGGGCGTGGGCGAGTGCCTCGTCCATCAGCCCCAACTCAAAGGCCGCGGAGTATGCCAGGTCGGCCGGCAGATCGCCGTAGCACGACTGATCGCTCGAGTGCGACCGGTTTTCGTCGTGGCAGTTGAGGGCTTGCCGTGACCAGTAAAGCGTGCCCACCGCGTCCTTCTTGGCCCAAGCCATCCCGGCGACTCGAACGTATGCCTCTGGTTCCAGCGGGGATTCCATCATGGCCGCGAGGGTGTGAATGTTTGCTCCCTTGGGGTCCAGCCGCGAGAGCACCAGCCGGGCGTAGGCCCGCTCATTCGGTGCCCCTCCCGGCATCCGGAGGTACTTGGCAAACTCGTCGGCCGCCGCCTTGTCGCCCGCGTAGTCCAACTCGCGAGCGAAATACCACTGCATCCTGGCGTCAACCGGATTCTCGCGGACGGCTTGCCGGAGGAGCTTGAGGTCGGTTTTGTGAGTCTTGCCGGGCTGCCGGTGGTGGCGGATCACGACGCCGTCGGATTGCGTCTGCACTTCGTCGCCGTCCCACCGCACAAGCCCCTCGTGCGTCGCCCCGGTCCACCGGTAGCCGGTGCGGGTGTGGATCCGGTCGCAGCGGAATCGAATGTCGGTTGACCACCAATACCAGTAGCGGAGCTTGGTGGTCTCCGGCTTCCAATCACGCTCCAGGGCTTCCCGCCAGCCGGGGTCGAGGGCTTCGTCCAGATCGAGCCGGATCACCACGTAGGCGTCGGCCGGGGTGTGCATGAGGGATAGGTTGTGGGCGTCGTCCCACCGCCACGGGATCGGAGCCCCGCGGGCCACCGTCACGCCCGCGGCCTCGAGCAGCTCCACCGTGTTGTCGGTCGAGCCGGTGTCGGTGACCACCCGAACGTCGGCGTCCCGGCACGACGACTCCCACCGCTCGACGTTGGCGGATTCGTTGCGGGCGAGGGCGTAGATGGCGACTTTCATGTGAGGATGGCCCCCTTCCGAAGCCCGTCATCGAAATACTCCACGGCCCTAGCTTGCTCCTTGGCAAACGTCTCGACCGCCGCCCGCACCTCGCGGTTGTCGCAGTCGTCGGCGAGGATCACCCGGCTGCCGGCCACCAGCCGGAGGTCGGCGAGAGCCCCGGCGTAGGAGTGATCGCCGTCGACGTGAGCGAAATCGGCCGGCGGCAGGCTCTTGATTGCGTGGGAGTCGACCACCACCAAGTCGGCGTCGATCTGGTGCTTCTCCACAAGCCGCCGCCAGTGGGCGAGACAGTCGTAGGAGTCGGCGTCCATCGCCCCGTCGATGCAAAGGTAGTGGGCACCGGGGGCCGCGGCCTCAAACGTCAGAAGCGAGTAGCCGCAGCGGGTTCCGATCTCGATCACGCTGGCTGGCTTGTAACGGCGAAAAATCTCGCCCTTCATCGCGTAGTGGAAAATCACCCGCGAGTCGCAGCCGAACCAATCATCTTCTCGCCAGTTGCCCTCCAGCAGTTTGCGGACGGATTCGGTCCATGCCGCCGAGGCTGTCATTCCCATGCGTCCACCATGATGTTGAGTACGTCGGCAATCGGGACGTATGCCAGCCACGCCTCGGCGTCCCGCACGCCGAACGATGCCACGAGGGTGTATTGGTCGCTGACCGCGAGCCCGGCGGCGAACTCAATGCTGCGGGTTTCTCGGAACGCGAACGGCGGGGATACCCGCGTGATCCGCCAATCGGCCCCCTGGTCGAACATGACGAATCGGTGCTCGTAGACCCGCCGGCCGCCGGAGACGGCCACCTCGTGGACGATCGCCAACCACAAGCCCGAAGCCCATGGGTGCTCGACGAGCTGCGAGCCGCCGCGGAAGCCGCGGGCCACCAGCGGAGCCTCGGCGTGAGCGGTCACGGTCCAATCGTCAACGTCCTCGCGGACGAGGCACGTCCGGCCATCGTGGCTACACGAATACAGCCACTCCCGCCGGCCGGTGATCGGCATCCAGTTTTTCTCGTGCCGGCCGCTGACGGTGTCGTGGCAGCGGAGGTCGTGGATTCGGTCGAATCTCTCCAGCTTCCCGACGCCGATACGGCACGTCCCGTCTCGGTCCGCCCAGTTGCGAATAGTGGCCGACGCGATCAGTTCGCCATCCACAGAGTTGAGCCGAACGTCCTCGAGCCCGGTCACCGCGAATGCGCTGGCTTCGTAGTCGGCGGCCCAATAGCTTGCGTGCCCGTCCTCGACGAGGCAGTTGTATGTCCGGATCGCTTCGCGGTCCTCCGGAGGAATGACGTAGCGGCCGTTCTGGTCGATCGAATAGTTGCTCGATCGCACGTTGACGAGCAACCGGTCGCCGTGGCTCACGACCGACGGGTTGAACAGCGACCATCCGACGCGGGCCGGCTCGACGGCGATCTGCGTGAACTCCGCGGCGACGCCCTGGTCGGATAGCGTCCGCGTGTACCACGTCCGGTTGCTGCGGACCTTCTCCTCTTTCTCCGCGGAGAGGGGGAGACGCATGAGCCGTTCGCACGCCCGGCGTCCAGCGTCGTGCTCGCCGACGTAGTAGGCGTGGGCCGCGAGTCTGTGTAGGTGTTCGATCATGCCGGTGTTCACCTGTTCACCGGTTAGCCTAGCGGGATCGGCGTGGGCGTAAACCCCGGATTTTCGCGGGGGAAGTCCACTAGCTCACAGGGCTAGAAGACTCTTGCAGGGCCGCTAAATACGCGGCTTCGGTAATCTCTTGAATCGCACCGCTGGCGAGCAACTGCGGGAGCATCTCCGTCGCTGGTTCCCAATCGCACCAATCCGACTGCACGCAGACCATTACCCGTCCTTGTGAGTCCCTTGGCGGATTGTCTGACACAGGACGCATACAGGTATAAGTGCCCTTGTCGTTGGGCAACGACCACGCACTATCAAGAGTAGCGCGGACCATCTCGTAGATGTCTTCAGTCGCGGCAAAAAACCTGTGAGGATTCATGCAACTGTGATCCCCCACTTACTGCCCAAGTGCCGCTCAACTTGCTGACGCTCTGCCGTTGACAATGCGCGGGGCCAGTGCAGGATTTCGCAGACATCGCCAGCAAAATATTCGCCAACGTCTCGTCGCGAGCCGATGAAGAGTGTTCCTGTGTCATCGTAGGCGGTTGTCAAGGTGTTGGTCATTGTGCCAGCAGGCACTGCACCATTCACAAAGCCCGCCTGCGAGGTAGGTTGCAGAACTGCCGTATACACGTTGGAGTTTGTGTTTGTATTGAAGTTGGTCCCAAGCGTCTCTGAGCCGCTGTCGTTTTTCTGGTACAGCCAAAACGTCGTCCCGGTACGATACCGCATAATCACGCCGTTTGCTGAAGAACCAGATGACTTATAAAACACAGATTGATTGGCTGCCGTCGTTTGCCGAGCCACAACGATTATCGTCTGTGATGTGGCATTGAAGTCGGCCACGTTCGCCACCGACATGGTGTCGTCAGATCCTTGAAACGTCAGAACCTTTTTTTCGTTGATGGTGTTGGTGCGGACAGGTTGCTTCGTACCCACTCCCTGAGTCGCATTGCGACCGTTGCCCGACTTGTCACGCCAAGTGGTGATGCCGACATCCGTAACAAACTGAGCATCGTCGGCAGCGTCAAGCCACAGTGATAGCCCGGGGATGTCGGCCGGCGAGAACTCACTCGATGACCTCCGATAGATCGCCACCGGCAGCCGCGTCCGCACACCGCCTCTGGGCCATGATCCTCGAGCCATTTTGTCTCCTCGTTGTGCGTCAGACCGAGACGGTCACTGGGTCGGATAACGGCCCGTCGCCGATAGCGTTCACGGCGCGGACCCGCATCACGGACCCAACTGCATACGATTCCAAAGTCTCTGTGGTCCACGGAGTGTTTGAGTCGTCAGGCTCCACTTGCTCGCCGTTTCGGTAGAGCTTGTACGACGTGAGCGGAGAGCCGCCGGTGGACGGCGTAGTCCACTGGATCGCCTGCGAAGTATTAGCAAGCGTTATGGTGGGCTTTCCTGGCACGCCCGCTGCAACCGTCGCCGACGCTTTCGCCCCCTCGCCGATGGCATTCACCGCCGACACCCGGACAACCGTGCCGAACGAAAACGTCCCCGCGGTTGTCGTTGAGGGGGCCGTCACGGTTTCCTGCAGCACGTCGCCGACGTAGACCTTGTATGAGGTCACGCCGTACTCACCGACCACGACCGGAGCCGTCCACGTCACGGGCAAGGCGTTCACGCCGGCAACGGCGGTCGGCGGGCCGGGGACGGCCGGAATGCGGGTGGCTGGACCCTCGGTCACCATCGTGTGAATCCGCCTCAACGTCTTATTCCGATCCGACCATCGCCAGTGGTGCTCGGCACCCGGCGGGATCATCACTTCGTATGTGAAGCCGCCGGCAACTATCCGGTCGCCACGCTTCGGATCTTGGGCAAGGTCCGTCGTGTCAACGAAAAAATCTTGCGTCTCCGTTCGGAGCATCTGGCCGGCGGCATCTATAGACTCCCACCTTCCAACGACAGCGGTTGCCCGCACCGTCCGCGTGAGACCAACCGACGGCTGGTACGAAACCTCCGTCGCAAGGTGCTCACGCCGCTGCGAACGAAACCACGTCTCGCCGATGGCGATCATGTCCTGCATGGGTCACCGAATGCGAGAGGACCGGGCACGGCCGGTAGCGTGGCCGCACCCGGTCCCTTGCGTGGGGTCTATCACGAGCCCGGCCAGAGGAGCACAGCCACCTGGCGGTCGGTCGCCAGTCGAGCACGAGCCAAGTAGCCGGCGTTGGTGCCAGTCGAGGCGTCGAACACGCCAGAGACCGCGTACCACTTGATCGCCGAGCCTTGGGCTCCGGTCACGCCGGTGGTGTGAACCGGGCCGGTCACGATACCGTTGACAAGAACCGCACCGAGTTCGTTCGCGACGATCGCACGCTCGGCCATCGTCACGAGCGAACCGAGGACGACCATTTCGCCCGCCGCCACGCCCGTAGTTGGGGTGTAGTCGAGCTTGTCGCCGTCCGCAGAGTAGGAAGCCATCTGAGAAACCTTTCGTAACTGAGG